GACAATATAGCATCAACACTCAAACAAACAATGCAGCGTTCTCGGATAATGAATTTCTAGAAACCCAAGGCGATGGGTTTATTGACTTCACTGATATTGATCCGTTTAGTGAAGGTAACGTCTAATGTTCGGTCAAGTATGGAATCATGGGTTAGTTAGAAAGTATGTCATTCTATTTGGCACGCTGTTTAATGACGTTTACATTAACAGAGAAAACTCAGTAGGTGAAACTATCCAGACGCTTCGTATTCCTTTAACCTATGGTCCCAAGGACAAGTTTTTAAATAGACTTGATAGCGATGGCTTCTTAGACAGAGCTATTAGCGTTCAGTTGCCTATTATGTCGTTTGAAATGACTTCGATGAACTATGCTGCTGACAGAAAGTTAAACACAATCAATCGCCGGATGGCTGTGGATACTACAAACGCAAATAAAATAAAGTATCAGTATAGTCCTGTTCCTTATGATATGTCTTTTGAATTGAATATCATGGTGAAGAACGCAGAAGATGGTACTCGTATTCTAGAGCAGATCATTCCTTTCTTTACACCTGAATGGACAGCTTCAGTAAATCTCATTCCTTCAATGAATGTTATTCACGATATCCCTGTAATTTTAAACTCAGTCAATTTAAATGATGACTATGAGGGAACCTATGAAAATAGAAGGGCTATGATTTACACACTAGCCTTTACGATGAAAGCATATATCTACGGACCCATCAAGAAAACGGGTGGCATCATCAAGCAGGCTGAAGTCAACATTCATAGCAATCTTGATGCAAATTCAACGCCTGTCGCTGAAATTGTTGCCACACCTGGATTAAATGCCAATGGAGCTCCTGTAAACTATTTTGGTGTGGGACCTGCTCCGACTACAATTGATATCGATGAAATCGCCGCAGATGATGACTACGGATTTATTACTACAATTAATGAGAATATCTAATGTCAAATGAAATAGATGATGCTTTAGACCTAACACCACAATTGCCTGCTGAAAGAACAGTTGTTAAAATTGATGATGGCGATCTTGACTATGCTAGAGGTAACTTGTTAGATGCTGCTGAAAAGGGCAGAGAAGCACTTGACGATATGATTGCGATTGCTCAGCAGTCACAGCATCCAAGAGCTTATGAAGTAGTCAATTCATTGATCAAAACGATTGCAGACGTTAGTGGTGCTCTTGCCGAACTGAAAATGAAGCGGCAGAAGTTAGATCCTGCATCCGATCCTAATCAAAAAACAATTAACAACAATTTGTTTGTGGGTTCAACAGCAGACCTACAGAGAATACTTTCTGATATGAGAAACGATGGCTGAGCATATCGAAGATTATAAGGGTTACTTAGGTAACACTAATCTTAAGAAAAGCGGCATTGCAGTCGACTGGACACCTGAGTTAGTTCAAGAATATATTAGATGTTCTAGAGATCCAGTATACTTCTGTGAAACTTACATGAAGATCATTAACGTGGACGAGGGTCTTGTTCCGTTTGATATGTATAGTTATCAGAAAGAAATGATTACAAGTATGGCAGATAATCGCTATACTGTTATCACTACTGCTCGTCAGACAGGTAAGTCGACCACCACTTGCGGGTTCATCCTTTGGTATATTCTTTTCCATGGTGAAAAGACAGTTGCGCTTCTTGCTAACAAAGGTGACACTGCTCGAGAAATTCTCGGCAAAGTTCAACTTGCGTATGAGCATCTTCCTAAGTGGCTCCAGCAAGGTGTCACTGAATGGAACAAGGGTTCATTCGTTTTAGAAAACAATTCTCGTGTTATTGCTGCTGCAACTTCAGCATCTGCTATTCGTGGTTATGCAATTAATCTACTATTCATTGACGAAGCGGCGTTCATTGAAAACTGGGATGAGTTCTTTACTTCAGTGTTCCCAACAATTTCATCCGGTAAGTCAACAAAGATCGTTCTAGTTTCTACACCGAATGGGTTAAATCACTTTCATAAAATCTGGGATGATGCTGAGCAGGAACGTAATAACTACAATGCCATCAAGGTTATGTGGTATGATGTTCCTGGTCGAGATCAAGCTTGGTATGATGATACGCTTTCAGCAATGGGCGGCGACCTAGACAAATTTGCTCAGGAGCATGGTTGCGAGTTCCTAGGTTCATCCGGCACATTGATTGCTGGTTGGAAACTAAAACAAATGGCGCACCAGCCGCCCATGCGATATGATGATGGCAAGTCGATGTTTGCAGAACCTTTATCAGGCAGAAAGTATGTCCTTGTGGCAGATACTTCTCGAGGCAAAGGGTTAGATTACTCAGCATTTCAAATTCTTGACGTTACACAGATGCCTTATAATCAAGTATTCTGTTATCGAAACAATATGATCTCACCAATAGACTATGCTGAATTGATATATAGAACTGCAAAGATATATAATAACGCAGCAGTGTTAGTTGAATCTAATGATATTGGCGAACAGGTTTGTGATATCATTTATGGTGAATATGAATATGAAGGGCTAATGTTTACAGAGTCTGCAGGGCGTGCTGGTAAAAGAATCTCAGCGGGTTTCGGCAAACTTAGTGAAAAGGGTATTAGGACAACTAAAGCAGTCAAGTCAATTGGTTGTTCTATTGTTAAATTGCTGATTGAGCAAAATCAATTAGTAATTCATGATCTAGAGACTATCAGAGAGCTTTCTACATTCAGTAAGAAAGCACACTCGTTCGAAGCTGAACCAGGATGCCATGACGACTTAGTTATGGGATTGGTCCTTTTTGCTTGGTTAACAGATCAACAATACTTTAAAGACTTTACTGATATTAATACATTAATGACTTTACGTGAAAAAACAGATGAAGATTGGGAAAATGAATTGACACCATTTGGATATCTTGCCGATGGACATCCCGAAGACTTCGATAAAATCCTAGAAGTTTCTTCAGATGAGTTCGCTCGAGCGATGATGTTGTAATTGAAGAAATTATAAATAAGATATAGATAATAATTTATCAAACACCTTCTACTAAGGGAGAATAAAATGGCGGTTCCAAATTTCGGATCAGGCGGCGGTGGCTTTCAGGTCAGTCCAGGTATTAACGTTTCAGAAATCGATATTACAACAGTTGTTCCAGCTGTATCAACAACCGTTGGTGCTATTGCTGGTGTATTCCGCTGGGGTCCTGTCGGTCGACTATTGCTTATTGATTCCGAGACTGCTCTAGCAGCTCGTTATGGAAAGCCAACAAATGACAATGCAGAAACATGGTTTACTGCTGCATCATTCCTTTCATATAGCAACGCGCTTTATGTAAGCCGCGCTGGTAACACAGCTCTATTATCAGCTGTTGCTGGTTCAATGGCATCTTCAAACGCTGCACACACAGTCAATAACACAGACGATTATGATGCTAAGTCAGGTGTATTTGATGCTTCTGTTGACTGGATTGCTCGTTATCCTGGAGCTATTGGCAACTCGTTAAAGATTTCAGTTTGCGACGCTAATACACAATTTGCTTCAGTTGTTGAATTGTCAGTTTCAAATGCTACAATCAATTCTTCAGCAACATTAACAGCACTAACAATTGATGTAGGTTCAAACACTGGCCACTTAGTGATTGCTAACGGCGCCGGATATTCACCAAATCAAGGTGATGCTAATACATATGTAAATACAGTAAAAGCTAACTTTACTGTTGGTGATATCATTGAAGTTGGTAATACACTTATCGGCACCCAGCAACTCAAAATCACTGATCTTGGCAACTCAACAATTGCTAACAGCACAGGTTATGTAAATGCTTCTGCTTCATATGTAGGTGGTATGGGCTTCACAATGTCATTTGATAGTGTATTGAAATTATCAGCAAATGTCAGCTCTTATATAAACACCACTTCAAGTCCTGTTTCACGTAAGTGGGAATACTTTAATCAGGTTGATATTGCTCCGGGTCAATCACAGTATCAAGCACAGTATGGCAATACCGTTGCTCAAGACGAACTTCACGTTATTATCAGTGACGAAGATGGTTTGTTCACAGGCAACCCAGGCACAGTTCTTGAAGCCTTCAAGTCGCTTTCAAGAGCAACTGATGCTAAGAATGCTGATGGTTCAACAAACTACTATGAGGCAGTGATCAACGAACAGTCAAATTATGTTTGGGCTGCTACTGACCGCGGCGCTTCCGGTGCCAACTCAGCTACAGCTGCACTAATGTCTAATTCAACCTTCACAGTTCCTTCAACATTATCATTCAAATTCGGTGCTGATACTGCTGCTGAAGGAAATAGCGGCATTTCATTCGGTGATCTTGCTCGTGCCTATGACTTATTCCAGTCACCAGAGGATGTTGATATCTCGCTAATCATGCAGGGTAAAGCCCGTGGCGGTAACGGTGAACAGCTTGCGAACTACATCATCGATAACGTTGTAGATAACCGCAAGGATTGCGTAGCATTCGTTTCACCACCAAGAGAATTTGT